TGCGTAAAATGCCTTCTTTTGATATAATAGAGTTTGGTGTTGATGACATCGTTCGTTCTGGACTTGTCAAAGAATATATTATTGCTAAACTTGAGAACGGAATGTAATGTTTGATCATGTTGAATTAGACCTTAAACCTCTTGAACGAGAGCATATAGATGGGGTTCGTTATTATAAGATTCCTGATGAGGAAGAACTCATCAAAATGGTTTCTATTACTTCAGTAACAAGTCATTTTAATAAAGAGATCTTTGTTAAGTGGAGAAAGAGAGTAGGTAATGAAGAAGCAGATCGTATCACGAAAGCGGCTACTGGTCGTGGAACTGATATGCATACTCTTACAGAACATTATTTAAAGAATGAAGATTTACCTAAAGGATTACGTCCCATTTCAGACTTTTTGTTTAAGATCTCTAAGGGGCATCTTAATAAAATAAACAATATACATGCTCTGGAAGGACCGCTATATAGTAAAGAATTAGGTGTTGCTGGAACCGTTGATTGTATTGCAGAGTATGATGGCGAGTTAGCGATAATAGATTTTAAAACATCAAAGAAACCTAAACCAAGAGACTGGATTGAACATTATTTTGTCCAGTGTATGGCATATGGATGTATGTTATATGAGATGACTGGAATATCAATTAAAAAACTTGTAATTATTATGGCCTGCGAAAATGGCGAGTGTGTAATTTATGAAGAACGAGACAAAGCGAAGTACATTAAACTTCTCGGAGAATACATTAACAAATTTGTTAAAGATAAACTGGAGCTCTATGGAACCCAATAAAGAATTAGAAAAGGTAATAGAGAGTAAGTTTCTCACACCTCAAAAGTTTGCTATGGAAGTAGAAAAGATTGTAGCAGAAGAGGATTTTAATTATATTGACGCAATAGTATATTATTGTGATAGTAATAACCTTGAGATAGAATCAATAACAAAATTAATATCAAAACCTTTAAAAGAAAAATTGAAATGGGATGCTACTCGTCTTAATTTTATGAAAGCAACTTCTAAAGCAAAATTGCCTTTATAATGTCCGAACCAAAAGGATCAATTAATCCATTATGGCCTACACCAATATATCAACGTAAGATAGATGGTGAAGAGTTTGATAATGTTCAAAAAGAACTTTATGATAGTATTGATAAATTAGGTTTTGAAGAAGCAGTAGGATGGGGACCTAATGCTCACGATTTGAGTAAGGATGCTTTTACTAGTACTTTTTTATATGAACATAATTGTACTAATACAATACAATTTATTCATGACTCTTTAATAGAATATTTGCTTTATGTAAATGCTCAGTATGAAGTTCCTTATTTTATAGATGCAGCGTGGATTACTAAGACAAAGAAAGGTAAGTTTGCTTATGAACATAGTCATGGATTTTCTGATGTTTCTGGTGTATATTACATAAACACTAATGGTGAAGATGGTAATTTAATGTTTGATTATATCCATGATTCATTTGGTAATAATTATATTTTTAATGCAATGGGTGGTAAAGTAACTGCTCCATTAGAAAATGGACTTTTACTATTATGGCCAAGTAATATTAAACATGGAACTCAAACTAATAGTACTGATAATGAACGATTAAGTTTATCGTTTAATATTAATTTTGCTCGTAATGGATTTAAATTAGATGCCAATTAAAGACGTTTTTCCTATACCTATCTACTGTAATAAGGCAGAGGGTTCTCAATTTGAAGAGATACAAGATGAACTTAAAAGTGTTTGTGATTCTATAGAGTTTGAACAAATTAAGGAATGGACTGCTGATACTCACTCATTAAATAAAGATCCTTTTGAGAGAAATCTTCTTGAAGAGTATAAGTGTAATAAATTTTTAAATTTTTTATACCAGAATGTTAATCAATATTTAAAAGAGGTTACTCCATATGATTGGTTTCCATTTATTGTTTCAAATTCTTGGATTACCAAAACTGTAAAAAATAAATATGCTCACGAACATCATCATGGATTTTCTGATATTTCTGGTGTATATTACATAAACACTAATGGTGAAGATGGTAACTTACAATTTGATAATATTAATAGTGATATGAGTGGAAACTTTATTATTAGTGCATTAAAAAGTAAAGAAGTTGCTCCATTAGAAAATGGATTACTTCTTCTTTGGCCAGGACCACTTAAACACGGAACACAGGCTAATAAAACTGATAATGAAAGATTAAGTTTGTCATTTAATATTCTAGTGGCAAGACCTGGTTTTCCTTATAAAGAAGGGGTATTTGAAAAATGAAGACATCTGAATTAGATCTATTACATTATCGTTTACAGGCGATAATTCGTGATTATAATATGCCAGATCTTGAATATATTGGCGAACGAAAAAGTTGGAAATCTGGTGAAATCGTTCATTGGTATAAGATAGGTGAGGCAGAAGTGCCTATTGACGCAATTACTGAATTTGAAGCAGAGGAAACCAATGAAGAAGATTAGATTAGCAGGGGCTCAGATTCCTATAAGTACAACAAGTATTGAATACAATAAGAAGGAAATATTTAAAGCACTTGACTGGGCTAAAGAAAATGAGGTTGATGAATTATTAACTCCCGAATGTGCTCTTTCTGGTTATAAACCTTCTTGGAGGGAACGTATAGATGAATTAGAAGAAGCGTTGAAAGAGATTGAGGATTATCAGAAAAAATTAGGAATTGGATTGCATTTAGGTACAATGTTTAATGAACCTGAATTGCATGGAAATCTTAATAGGAATCAAGTTAGGCATTATAATTTAGGTGGTGAGTTATATGCAAGAACTGATAAGTGTTATTTAATTAGTAGTAAAATGGGAGCAGATGCTTATTTAGTTCCTTCTATGTATCCTTGTCAACCACTTAAATTACCTTTTGATAAATCTGGTAGTCATAGAGACTATACAGGTACTTGTCTCATATGTAATGATATGTGGGGAAATGAGGCATATCAAGACCATACTCCAAATGAACCTATATCTAAAAAATTAGAGAAACTAGATACGGAATTTGATCTTGAACTTATATTACATGCTACAAATGGAGTTAAATATCCAATGGATATTCTAGAACACTTTTATGGTGAAAATGCTCAACAAGTTTTAGATGCTATGGATAGTTTTCATGATGGTTATTTGAGACAAGTTGCAGTTAAATTTCATACATCAATACTTACAGTTGATGCTTGTACTTGGTGGAATTGGGATGATGATGAAGAAAAGGTTTCTCAAGTCATGACATCATCTCAAAGTGGTTTTATTAATCCATTAGGAACTTGGCAAACAAATGTTCCTAGATTTGGTAGACAATATTTCTATTATGATTATAATGTAGATACAGCACTTGATTTTAAACCAAAAAAAGTAGGAGTTGAGATTTGAAGGTGACACCATTTGAAACCTATAAAACATACTTGTCAATGAAAAGTCATTTTACTAACCCTAAATATGACTTTTTTAAGTATGGAGGTAAATCTCGTGCTACAATAACTGCATTTAATAAAAGAAAGGATAAGTACTGGTTTGAGAAGACTTCTAGAAAGTATTCGGATCAGGAAGTAATAGACTTTCTTTTATCTAATTTCGTAAACGCTACTAACCCACAAAACTTATGGATCGGAGAAATAATAAACTCTGGAGAGATGACATATACTCAATGGAAAATGAGGCAACAGAGTTTGACGTATATCTTCAAGGAACAGTCAGAGAATCTACTCTCAGAGACAGATTTAGAGAAGTTATTCAACTGTTCAAAGGGACATCCAATACTCCTAAAAAAATATCTAGGTGGGGAGATTTCGTTAGAGACACTTACAATACTGGAAAGAGTATTCTCTTTCAAAAAAGATTTTGATAAGAAACTTACAGATCCAGTGTGGGAAACCGTAAGTCTAAAATTGAAAAAGTATTTACCTTTCCTAAATATTAATGTGTTCCAGTTCAAAAAAACATTACGAGAAATTATCAATGGGTGATTTTTTCAAATCCGAATTAGTTCGGGAAGAATTAAAGGAAATCCATGAACTTCAAAACGAGATCTATAATTCTGGATTTAGTTTTGGTGATATGGATCGTGATGAAAGAATTGAGCATATTGAAAATCTAACTACATTGTTAGATATGCAGAAGGTTATGTATACAAGGTTATCCTTGTCTGATGATCCTGCTGCTAAGAAAATGAAATATGAATTGGAAAAATCGGTTCTTATGTTGGGTTTCCCAGAAGGAACTGATATATCTGTTTTATTTTCTGGTATGTCAAATACTATTCAAGCTCTTAAAAGTCAACTTGACGGATAAGAATCTCTTTGTTATAATAAAACCAATCAAACAAATCCAAATTAATCCGAGGAATCCAAATGTCGTTTGCTAAACTTAAAAAGCAATCAAAACTAGGCTCTCTTACACAAAAACTTGTGAAGGAAGTC